GAGATAACTTGAAGCTGACCGTAAGCTAAGTCATCTGCCGCTACATCTGCACTTTCTAACAAACTCTGGAAACGTGGATGTGTCAGATTAAATCCAATCACATAGGACTGCGCCAGTTTAATTGGCGTGTCCTTACCAAGGGATGCTTTCTCTGACTTGGGTGTGGCTACTACGTTCTCCTCAGCAAGTTCCTGTTTGAATGACTTGTAGTCAGCTCCTCGCACTGACAACCATTTGCGGAAGTGAGTGCGGTCAACCATCATAGTACCCTTGTCAAACGGATCAGCCGCAGACTTACGGAATACGTCAAGGCGAACTCTTACATCGCCCCTTGGTATACGGCTATAATCTGGCTGTGGTTTCTGACCTGAGGTGTGCATCACAGTAACCTGTGCGTCTGCACTATCAGCCATGTACTCTGCGATAAGATCGAATGAGTCCACTTGGTTTTCCTGTACAGTCCTACGGATAGCACCAATCTGTGCCAGTACCCACTCGGTTGCTTGGCGGTAGTCGAACTTTATCAAGCCCCAGTCATTTGCCAGTTTCAAACCTAGGTCTGCTAAAATGATAGACTGTTCCCAATACCGTTCTTCACCGCTGAATCTAGCTTTGTATTTACTGTGGAATGTATTGGTAGCCTCTGCTATCGCCGCATTGATACCGTCCTCGCCCATCTCTACTAGGTTCTTTATATACAGCCTACCTGCGTGACCATAGTTAGCGTGGATTGCTTCGTATATCTTACGCCCTGCTTCTGAGTTCCTTGTGAAGATAGCACTCTGCGGTACTGTCACCTCTAACATACGAGCCATCTGAGCGTCTGTGTCTAGTCCTGATGCAATCAGTTTACTCTGTAGAGATTTGTTAGTGGACACCATGACAGGCGTAGCCCAAGTCTTAGAGTCACGCTCTTCTGCGTTACGGTTGAGCCTAGCCTTATCCCTGCCTTGAGATACCCAATAGCAGAAGTCACCGACTTCTTTGTCTTGCATCATGGTAACTTCGTCAATGGTTAACGGAAGGTTAGCGTATGTACCAAGTCGTGAGAACAGGCTGTTCTGTGTGTACTTAGCCGCAAAGTGTAGCTTGTCGGGGTCGCCATATATAGACTGCGCCCAATACTGCGCCAGTGTTTTACCTCCACCTGTTGCACCATACAGGGATATAGTCAGACCTTTGAGGCCAGTGAAATTATATAGTGGTGCTGAAAAGCCTACGCCTAACGCAAACATGTGCGCCTTGAGGTCAGCCTTCTCCATTATAGATGTAAGGGTAGCCCAAGATTCTAGCGTTCCCTTTACTGGGTACAACTAGTTGCCTTGACGCTGTACTCCTGCTGATAGATTAATGTTTTCTTCTTCGACTGCACCATTAGCGTCTCGCTTAATTAGTGTGTCGCCTATAACAAATGCCGTGTTCTTTTCTTTCCATCCCATAGTTGAGTAGAGGTTGGTCATGGCACGGATTTGTCTAAGCTCTTCCATATATGACCGCATCATAAGTTGAAAATACTCCGTTTGCCTTTTGTTATATAGGACAATACCTTGGTCTGCTATCGCTGTAGCGAACTCACGACTGCCCTCTGCTAGATACGCCTGTCTTAGCGAAATCTCTTGCCACCCCATGTGTGGTCTATTCCAATGAAACCTCACAGTCTCATAGCCTAGCGAGTGGTCTAGTCCATACCCAACTGGGTATATGTCGAACTTGCATACATCTATATCGGTATCGTCTATAGTAACTTTGATGCCATCCACTGTACGCTTGAATGGTTTAGGCATAGGGATAGCATTAGCAACACTATCTAACGCCTTCTGTGGAACAGCCACCTCTTGATACTGCACCCCAAGTCTGGCAGGCGAACCGATTTTGCCTTTGAACTTACAGCCTCTGCACCCATTAGGGCGGTCTGCTTCAAACTTCGCACATGTTGTTGGCCCTGTTGTGGACTGCCTCCAGTGAGCAAGTTTGTGTAAGGTAGTCTTCTCATCATACGACGGATGCTGATTGCTCCACTCCTTTGCTGTAGATTCTGGGTCGATACAATGTGCCGCTACACCAATGATGTCATACCATAGTGGCTCATCTACATCCCCTTGGTTAGCTATAGCCCATTCAATCTGCTTACACTTACTTGCTACTACAGAACCGACAGCAGGTGGGAAATCTTGCTTGACTGCTAGATTATCCAGCAACGTGCTCTCACGAGTGCGATCTATACTGGCTGCAGCTGAGGGCTTGAAGTAATAACTTAGACAATCCCGCAATGTCTGAACGCTTACTGGCTCAGCATCTACAAGCATCTTAACTTCGTTACCACCCTTGGTGTTTATAGTACCAACAGGACGCAAGACTCTTGCGCTGTCAGCAGGTACAGCAGGGTCAACCTCAAAGCCTTTTGCTACACAGGCTTCCTTCAATGCTTCGGCTAGAGGCTTCCATTCCTCTGGCTCTAACTCTGCATCAAGAACCCAATAGGCGTGTAGGCCATTGCCCGAATGAATGATTAGTGGTTTGGGTAAGCGCATCTCAGTGACAAACTTACCTAGTGCAGTTAGTCCTTCCTTCCATGTGGGAAACGGTTTGCCCTCTCCGCAATCCACATCGACAGCAACTAGCTTAGTTGCACGAACATTATCTTGCTTTCTATTACCCTTGGTATTGAAAGCCGACACAGCGAAATAGACATTCTTGTCTGGCTGTGACGATGATAGCCTTATACAGGCTTTAGCGAGTTCTTCTACCGTATCAAAAAAGCCCTGTTGTACTTTGTTATCTGGGCTTATCAGTGTCGTTACATAGTATCCTTCAGACGGTAGAACCCGCTGTAAAAAACTCAGCGTGTCCATTGTTGTTACCTTCACAGTTACGGAAGGGGGCTTAGCCCCCTCCCTTCTACCTTAGTCTTGTTTACCTAAAATCTCAAGAAGCCTTTGGAAACGTTGTTTCTGCTCTATGGCAATAACCTCTGGTTGAGGCCACCCATCAGACATGACTGTAAGTAATTCCCTAAGTGTATCACGAACTTTCTCATCGTTCTTTTTACGGATGGCTTTGCCCTGTACCCATCCATAGTAAGTCATCCGTGATACGCCAAGTAACTCAGCCATGTTGCCTGTAGTCAGTAGCATATGTTTCCGCAACGCTTCTACTTTCGTGAAGTTGAGTGGCGGAATATTAGTCATCAGCTACATCCCCCACAAGAGCCGCAATCTCAGCGGCTAAATCATCAGCCTGTCCATTAGCCACTGGTGCGGCCTTAGGTTCTTCAACTACCTTAGGGGCAGGTGTAGGCTCTTCGACTTTCTTTGCACCAAATCCTTTTACAGGAGCAGGTTTATCCACAGGCTCAGGTGCGACTGGCTCTGGTGTAGGCGCAGTGACTACAGGCTCAGGCTTCTTCTCTATAGCCGGTACGTCAGCAGGTTTACTGGCAGGAGCGAGTTCTCCTGTGATAGTCTTGACCTCATCAGTTCCAAACAGCTTATCCACAGCTTGTTGTGTATGCTCATCGTTGAAGCCACCAAATCCAAACTGTAGTTTCGGGAAGGAAGCACTGGTATCAAATGATACTTTAGTACGCACAATCTCAGGGGCGATGCCTCTTACTGACAACTCCTTCTGGTATGAGTTGAGTCCTTTCAGCGCCGCAGGTGTAACTTGTAATAAGTAAATTGAACCATCGGGGTCATCAGCCGCTACGATAGCTAATCGCTTTTGGTCAGCACAGGCTTTAATCTGTTGCCCTTGGGGTGTCACCTTAGAACCCCATGCGTTTTGTGGGCATGAAGCACACAAATCATTCTGCGAATTACTACTGTCAGTATGTGGGCTAATGCCATCAAGTGAGAAACAGTCTGGAGCAGTTGACTCTGCATCTGGTGTCCATGCTTTCTCGTACCATGTCTTCGATAGCTTGGGGTTAGCCCCTACAATCACAGCTTCTAGTACGTTGCTGTCAAGCACAGTCTCATTCTTACCCTCGACAATACGAAAGCGTGAGCCTTTGATTGAGATTCGTGGGTATGCGTCACCTCCTTCATTAGCCATGCCACCCATCAAAGAGTCTGCTAGTGCAGAAGGTTTACCAATTTTATCAGCCAAGTGCGCGGGTACTTGGATATTGGTTGGGATAATATCGTTCATAATTTTCTCCTAGTCTTCAATTTTAGTTGCAGGTTTACGGACGTTTACATCAATGCGTGTTCCGTAATTCACGCCTGACGGTACAGCTTTATGCTGATCTATATAGCCTCGGACAGCGTTCTTGCTTATCCGTTTCTCTAGCATGTCGTATGCGTCATTCTCTTTAATGAAAGATAAGACAGCATCCCAATCGGCTACATTCGCGTAGTCATTGGTTGTCACAAAAGCAGTACCGTGGTTCGTCTTGAATGACGTAACACCATCATTATCAGCCTTCGTCTTAATCCACGCTTCAAGTTTCGACATCTTGTCTTTGAGTTCCTTGACCTGATCCTTAATCTCAGCTTCAAGAGCCTCCTTCTGATTGCGATACTTGAGGTACGCTTCAATCACTTGGTCTACATTGAGACTCATATCGTCACCTCGTTTCTTGCTGTATCAAATCAAGCAGTATGCCTTGTAGCTTCTGCTTATTCTTGAGCCGCTCATACATCCGATACTCAACTTCGGTAGCTTCGATATGCACGACATTCGATACATGTTTTTTACCTATTCGCTCTATACGACCATTCGCCTGAACGTATTGTTCGTTGCTTGTTACTGGCCCATACCAAATCACTGTCGATGCAGATGTTAAGGTTAGTCCATGAGCCATAGTCGCAGGGTGAGCGATTAATACATGCGGGTCTTTAGAGTTCTGAAAGTTCTGGAATATCTCGTTGCGTTTCTTAGCGGATACTTCTCCGTTTACAACGCCAACAGTCCAGTCCTTGCTTAACTCTCGCTCCAACATGCGTAGTGTTCCTGTTAGTGGTACGAACACAATTACCTTACCGCCTACTTCATTTATTACCTCCTTCACAATGTTAACTCTTGGGGAACAATCCAGTTCTATGTTGCGGCCATCATCCCCATAGGCCACACCACATGCTATCTGAACAAGTTTCTGTAACTTGACCGCTTCATTCACAGCGGTGATAGTTCCTTCCTCCGCCATCTCTGTAACGAAATGACGTAGCATCTTCTGATAGTGTTGCTTCTGCTCTTTGGTCATCTCGACCTTGCGCGTCTGAAACACTGTATCTGGTAGGTCAAAGCACTCATCTCTGGTGTACCTAACAGCAGGTTGTAGAATATGTTTGACAGTATCCACTGACTCTGGTCTTGGTATCCATTTCCACTGACCAATTTTCATCATCACTTGCTCTCTAAAAGCAGTGAATGTCTTGGTGCAATGTGGACTGTCAACCAACTTAGCTAACGCCCAAGCATCTGTCGGGTCATTCGGCGTAGGTGTACCTGTCATCATCCACAAACGTGTTGCTGTGTTCTTCGCCATCCACTTACGCAGTATCTTAAATCTGTTTGTCGATGGGTTACGATACACAGCGGCTTCATCAACTATAACCAAGTCGAACATATCAATAGCTTGCTCGGCTATGATGGGGAAGCCATCGTGGTTTATAATAAAGAAGTCTGCATTTACACCCATTAGCTTCTTCCGCTTAGCCGCAGTACCATGCAGAGTTATATGCTTGCGGTTAGGGAAGCCCATGAATATGCCATCGCCCCATACACGTTCAAGCGTAGACAACGGGGACACAATCAGTACCTTCTTAACAGAACCTGTTTTCATAAGGTAGTCTGCCGCCCAGAGAGCTGACTGAGTTTTACCAGTGCCAATCTCGTTAAGCACCAGAGCCTTAGAGTTCATAGTTAGAAAGGCCGCAGTCATCTTCTGGTGTTCATATGGTGTAAACTGACCTACCCAATCGTAGTAATACAGGATAGGCGCAGGGGCTTGTATACCCAAGTTACGCAGAACCTTAACCTCATCCTGTCGATGCGGTGTAACAACCAAGTCCTTGCCTTTGAAGTTGAGAACCTTGGCAGTTGGTATTGTGTCTAGCACCCTGTTTGGATTTGTCAGGTTAAGTGCTAGAGCCTTTGCTTGCTCGACCACTATCATCCTAGCCACTCCTTAATGTAGTCACGCACCTCTTCAATCGTGGTGTCGTCATATACAAGAAAGCATTTGCCTCCTGCCATCTCAATCTCCTTCATAGCTTTTATCTGTAGGGGCGTAGGCTTCTTTGTTTTATCTGCCTTACACTCTATTCCCACAAACTTACCTCCTATACATGCAATCTTGTCGGGGATACCTGCTCTACCGAATGGCCCTGCTTGAGGGTTAAAGAACCAGACACCTTCTTGTTTAAGAACCTTGTCAAGTTTGCGCTTAATTTTTCCTTCTGGTGTATTAGACATTAAGTATACATACCTGTCAAGTTATATTTGTGCATAATCACACATGTTTTGTGCGGGGCAGAACCGACATAGACCACTTGGCTTAGCAGGCCAGTTGTCATGCTCCGCTGATTGGTAGATGCGGTTGATACGCTTGAGTAGTTCTTCCCACATCTTATCTGCATCGCTACGCTTGTAGATTTCAGCATCCATCTTCATATCTTTCAGCCACACAAAAGTGCTTGTGACCTCATTGACATCAGGGAAATGCTTGAACACTTGAAGTGCAAACATCTCTAACTGTGTAAAGTCTGGCCTACGCTTGCCTGTTTTCCAATCCATAACAATCGCTTGGTCTCCACGCACAACCAATACATCCAGTATGGATCTCAACCATGCGTCCTTCGCAAACCAACTTGTTCCTGTAAGGTTTTCAGTCAGTGTCATCTGGTGTTCGATAAACAGTTCGGCCTTTGGATTCTCTGCTAGCTTGTCAATAGCAAAGCATAACGCTTCGTACTTGTCTGTCTCTGGCGTAAGTTTCTCACCTTTGAGTCTAGCCTCCAGTGCTTCGTGGATACGCTCGCCATACTTACTGGCTTCGCCGCCTTTATCTTGTATCTCTTTCGTTACACGCTGATGGTAGTAACGCTTCGGACAGTTCTCGTATAGCTTAATAGCTGAGAATGAATGTGCTAACTGCATCAAAACTCCATAGGTTTGTACCGTGAAGGCGGTATTCGCCACCCACGGTAAAGTTTACTTTGCATCACCATAGTTATACCCGACCCCAGACTCACAGGCAACAGGTAAGTCCTGTGCCCAGCGCGGCGGTTTCGACATTTGCCTCTCAACAAATTCCTGTGCGTGTGGCTTATCGCTTTCCAGGCAGGTGATGATTACTTCGTCATGTACTTGGAAAGCTACATGATATGACTGTCCGATAGATGCCATCTGCTCAGACACAACAATCCTAGCGAGGGCTTGGACTACATTCTCTGTAACCTTACCTCCATAGATGCGTGTCCAGTCTATGCTTACTTGCTCACCCGACATGACCCTAGACTTAGCTAGTTTCCTGTAGGTTCGTGCGTCTGCAATATACTCAAAGCCATCTGGTGTCTGGCGCAACGCATTATATTGTATGCGTAGGCCGTTCGGTAGTGTGATGCCAGTGCTATCGTATGGTAGCAACTCAGTGATGTTGCCACTGCTTCCGTTCACCATACCTGTAAGTGCATGACCGCACCTCTGCCACAAGGAAACAATCTTGTGGTTCTTCTGGCGGTATAACCTGACAATACGTTGTGCTTCGTTCTCATCTATGTCAACAGAGATTCCGCCCTGCCCAAGTGCTAGCGTGTTACGGAACTTAACATGCCCCATACCATAACCTAGACCAAGGATACATGTCTTGCCTACGAACCGCTCAATCTTGTCAGCCTTAGTTACTTTCTTACCATATACCTCAGAGGCGAACTCACTATATACATCCCTCCCTTCACGGAACGCTTGTACCAAGTCCTGCTGTCCTGCAATGTAAGCAACCATACGCGCTTCAATCTGTGACGAATCGCAAGCAATCATTACTTCACCGATAGGTGCAGTCAGCGCACTCCGTATCGCTCCGTTGCGTGGTAGGTTCTGTAAGTTTAACTTATCGCCACCAGAGAATCTGCCTGTGTGTGCGCCATAGTAATTAAGCATGATTGGCAATGCGCCACGCTCCGCTACCTTCATAAGGTTCTCAGTGCGTGTCTCTTCGATTGTAGATTTAGTGCCAAGTCTAGCCGCTACTAGGTTCTGCACGCGAGGGTCAGGGTGTTCTAGTAAGTTGGTGAACTCTTTGTCAGTCTTGGCAAAGGCGTATGTCTCTTTGCCTGTACGCAGACTGGTTTTCATAGGCGGTTCTACGCCCACTGTGGATAATAGCTTTGAGAATATCTGGTTGGACATCAAGGCTTTTTTAACCTTGGCTTCGCTCAGACCATGCAGTGCCAAGTCTTGTATCAGCTTTTGCTTGTCTGCTTTGACCTTCTCTAGGTGTTCAGCGAGTAAGTCTGTATCTAGCTGTATCGTAGGCTGTGTGTACATCCGTATCGTCTGGTCAATGACCATCAACTCAGATACAGGGAAGCCCTTCTTTAATTCTTTGAACAGTTTATAGGTCAGTTCTACATCGTTGACGCAGTAAGCCGCATACCTGTCAAGCTCTTCTGGTGTGAAGTCCTTCAAGTGGCGGCCCATGTTGTTGAATACTTCATCGCCCTTCTGCCCGAATCCGTAGTGAGCAGTCAGGTTTTTCAGTGAACCCCCTACTGTGGCGTTGTGTAGAGGTCTTGCCATAGATAAAGTATCGAACCAGAACTTAGGCTTGATACCATATAACCATGACAAGATTGCTCCATCGAACGCGGCATTGTGGGCAAGTATCGCCTTGTCAGAATAGTCTAACGAGTTAAGAAACTTGCCCACATCTTTACCACTGTACCAATCAGTAGGAAAATCGTTCACCTTGACGCATACACCTATCACCTCAAAGCGAGGGTCACGAACATAGGCTTCTGTTGTCATCTTAGATAATGAGAACTGCCTGTCGTAGTAGGTTTCAAAGTCAATGGTTACGATATCCATACTACTTACCCCCTGCCAATTCACCTGCAAGGGCAATGTAACCTGCCGCATCACGATAATTGTCAATACGCTCTGGCTTCTGGTGTGACCTAGCTAACTTTAGAAGCGTCATCATCACAGGAATATCCTCAGGCTTGATGAAGTCTATTATCTGTAGGTGAGTATTCCAGTAAGCCGCAATCATCTCGGCGTTAGCTTGGAAGTCTCCATGTTCTTCCTCCCTGTCGCCGTCAACCAGTGCGCTAGCTTGTGACAACAACTTGACACGAGTGCGTTGTTTAGGTTGGGCCTCTACCTCAAAGATTTCTTTTGGTGTACCAATAGTCTTCATTAGTTTGTGGACATAGGTATAAGATACACCTGTTGCCTTGGACACCTCCTTTGTAGAAGCCAGTTTATTCTTGAGTAGGTACTCCCATACCTGCTCAGCCTTAGTCTTAACAATCTTTTTTCTACCCATTTTGGTTATCTCCCTTTTCGTCTGGGTGTATAGTATAGCATGCCACACCTTTACCACAGTGTAAAGAATACTCATTAGCAATAGCGACAGCATCAGAGGCGTTAGCCCCCATAGCCATAGCCCCCATTGCGTATTCTCTGCCATGCCCGAAAGCCATCGGTGCTTTCAACCTTACAGGGGAATATGTTTTCTCTCCTGAGAATACACACAACCCCTCATCGTCTACGATGATTAACTCTGCCATGTTTGGTGTTATATCCAAGGCAGTTTCCATACCACTAGCGAACCAGTCGCGTAGCTGTATGATGTAACCAAGAGTACCAACTCCTGTGACTATGCAAATTTTACCAGTCGCTTTGTTGGTTATGTACCAAGCCTTCTCTGCCTCCCATTTCATAGAGCCATCGTTAGCCTGTTGGTCAGTACATAAAGTCTTACCATCCCATGCTATTACTGTCATATCCTAAGCCTCCGTACTGAACACACCGAACCGTCTACGCAGTTCGATACTCTGGTCATTACATACCTTGTCGAGAGACTTGAGTATGTCCTTGCCTTCTGGCTTGGTAGCTTTGTAGTAGCCGAGGTCAGTTGTCTGAGCCAAGCCCATCAACAACTCCTGTGAGAACTCATTCTCACGAATAGAAGTCTCTAGCAAATCTATCCACTGCTTTGACTCCCACTGTGGCTGTCGCCAATCCCAACGGCTCTGCCCTTGTCGCTCTGCCCACATCTTGTCGATGATGCCATCGAAAGCATGAACTCTGACACGAGCCTTGATACCTTTCTTGAATGAGGCCAACGCTCTACGCCATTGCTTACGTTCGTCTGGCTTCTCGACCATCTTCACATCAGGTCTAGGGTTGAGACATGTACCGTCCACGATGTCGAACTCAATGCCCTCAAAGAAGTAGGGTTGCTCTCGCATCACAGGGTTGTACTGCCTATACATAGAGTAGTTGTGCATATTGTTAAACTCTGATGTGTCTTTCTCAGGGTCTGCGTTGTACCGCTTCTCCATCTCTGCAATCACAGTCTTACTGTGGGCTACACGATACAGCCCCTTACGGTGACGCATACAGGTGAAGGGTAGCCAACGATGTAGTGAGGACACTAGAGTCTGTGCATGAGATTGAAACACCTCGGGCGGTGCAACAAACGTGAACCTGTTGTCAGGTGACAAACGGCATAAGTCCGTCGAACCATAGCCTTGTATTTTGAACAGGAAGTCATCGCCTACCTTGAACATACGAAGCCAACCTGTGATAGGCTTACCCTTCTCAGGGTTACGCACCCTCGACCAGAGTGAGTTTGCTTGTTCGTGATTTAGAATGGTTCTATCTTCTGGTTTTAGCCAAGTCATTTAAGTCTCCCTATCGTGTTAGTTTTGAAAATGTTACAGCGGCAGTCATACTGTTAAGGTCAACGCCAACATCACTGGCATCTTTCTTAACTCGCTCGACTACTTTCTTATGTCGTTCCTTGGCTTCATCAGGAACTAAATCCCACAGTGCAGGCCACGCCTTGATAGCAGGGGCTAACGTAGAATATGTTTCCATGAGTTTATCCACACCCTA